GAGTCGCTTTAGCTTCTGTATTGAGATCCAGAATATTCTCAAGGACTTTTTCAAGTTCTTTGTCAACCTTTTCTTGTAAGGCTGTATTTGCAATTTTTGACAAATTGATTTTAATAGTTTTATCTTTCATAGATACTCCTTATTGTATTTTGCTATAATTTCTAATTCCCAAAACTTACACGGTAAAGGGCAATTCGGGATCTGCTCGAACCTGATTTTGAATAACTTCAATAGTAGCTTGCCAGTGTGCTACAATCATATCCCAATAATCAGGCGGGAAGTTTTCAATCGGAGTTCCTAGCGGGAAATGTCCACGGATGTATGCGACTTTTTGAAGCTCTTCTTCTGTCACATTATTTTGAGACATGAGGTCAGTCAAACTCTTTGGTAAGCTTGCATGATATTGCGCAGTAACCACTTGTTGTTCAACAGGAGCTTCATTTTGAGGCACTTCACCAACCGTAGACATATCGAGAGGCAATTCCTCTTGGATTGGCTCTGGGGCTTGTGGTGTAGTTTGCTGAGGTTCCGGAGCAACTGTCTGAAGTTGCTCAACTTGTGGTTGTGGCGCTTGTACTTGTTGGCCGGCAAAGATATGAGCGATTCCAGCATAGTTGAACGGCATTTCATCTGGTAATCCGTGACGATTTTTGGCATCCCAAGCCGGTCGATGATTGGTATACATCACACGTTCACCGCCCTGGGCTTTCTTTTTACCGTTGTCAGTCGTCATGACTAAAGTTTTGTAGTTTGCAAACAGAACCATGTCTGCCCATTCTTTGACAAGTGGTGCCGTTTTAGAACCTGTCTTTTGGCCAAGTTTCAATTCGTATCGGTCATAAGAACCCATCTCGTCTGGCTGTTCAAACTTCTTGATTTGAGCGTGTGCAGTCAATACTACATTGATACCCATATCAACTAGATCAGATAAGGCATTTAAGAAACGCCCCATTTCTTCCTGGACATAGGTATACCCCTTGCCCCATCCGAAATCTTCAATCCCTTGTTTTCCATGTTGCGAGCATACGTGAGCTACTGCTAATTGTTCTGCCCAGTCAACCGTATCAACAACGAGTGTTTTGCATTCTGTTGGGTTTGCCTTGATAAAAGCAATCTCATTGACTAACATGGTCCAGCTTGTCGGCTTGTCAAGTCGTGCCACATCCATGTTATCTGTTGAGCCTTCCGTGTCGATAAAGACGGGATCTGGGAACTGACTCGCAAAGCTAGATTTTCCAATTCCTTCTGGCCCGTAGATAACTACCTTTTGAGCTCGAGCCCGTTTTCCTCTAGTGATTTGCATGTTCAGTCCTCCATCCCAGTTTCTAACATTTTTAAGAATCTTTTAAATTCTTCTTCATTCGATGCTTCAGTTCCTTCAATCAATTCTTCTGGTTCTTCACCGTCAAGTGTTTTGAGTTCATACGTTGCAGTCACTTCGAGCAATTCACAATTTAATGCATTCGCTAGTTTTGTAAAATCTTCAATTTGTATTTTTGTCGCTTCAACTTCATTTTTAGCAGCATGATTCAATTCTTTTGTATATTCTGCTGAATAAGCAAGAGTTTGTTCTTTGCTTTTGTATTTCAATAAAAAGTTACCTGTTTTTTTGTTACGTAATACGATAAAAGTTTCTGTTTTTTTCATGATTGTTCTCCTTTAGTTTTTAAAATCCACCTTGCCATGTTGGGGCGACTGTTTCAGCGTGTCCTTGCTGATGTCCTTGCTGAGCGGAACTTTCAAACTTCACAGGCTTCACGCTATACCCGTCTTCAATCAGGATGCTACATTCATCTCCTGTTGATACTCTAGTCGCAATTGCTTGCAAGCCTTCTTGTTCAAGCCATGCGCCAAATTCTTGCAAGGTCTGCTGATCCATTTGCTCCAGCTTATCAATTAAGACAAAACCGCATTCTGGCTTCAATTTACGCACGATTGCAGTCGCTACTTGTAATTGCTGGCTACCAGACATGTTATCCCATCGTTGGCCGAGGTAGAGCAGTTCGCCGTCATCCACTGACAAGCCAGGTAACGGCAAGTCTGCATTTGTGAGCAAGTCCGTCTTTTGCTTGCGGATGTCTGCAATCACATTATCAAGTTCCTTGTATTGCTCGCGATAGCCTTTGGCATCTTCTTCGGCTTTATCTTTGTCAAGATTAGCACGAACTTTACGATTGATTTCGTCAATCTCTGCGATGTTGTTTTCGATTTCTTCAGTAGATTCATCGATAAGGTCCATGGCATCTGTATTCGCGATAGCCAAGTCTTGAGCCAACTGACTTTCTTTTTCTTTGGCATCGGCCAGCAGTTGCTCCAATCGTTCAACCTCTGCAGTTGCTGAAGCGTGTTGATTTTGGATAGATACCAAGTTCTGGCGCTTACGAGCATTCTCGCCATTCTTGGCAAGGATAGCTTGTTGTTGCTGGATAAGTTCAGAGATAGAGACTAGCTCTTTCGGTGCGTCGGGGTAATATGGTTGCTCTTTGGCAAACTTTTCTTTTTGGTCAGCAATCACACCAATTGCATGGCGTTCGTCATACTTGTCCTTTTCCTGCATTTCCAATTCAACCAACTGCGGACCAACTCCGATGATTTGTAGTAAAGTTTTTGCTTTTTCTTTGTTGGTCTGCTCCATGAATTTTGGTAAATTGATAGCTAACTCTTCTACGAAGCTATCCAGCAAGTTTTGACCGGCCTTGTTGCCACTTGGGTCGATGACCTTGAGGGTGCTATTCTTACCGCTGCGCTCCACAATCAAGCCATTTGATAGCGTGATTTTCAAGCTAGGCGGAATTGTACTTCCTTCGCGGTGTGCTTGGCTAGGTTTATACTTATTGCCTCCTAGAGCCCAAGCAATCGCGTCTAGTACGCTTGTTTTGCCTTGGTTGTTGTTTCCACCCACAATTGTCAAACCAGTCTCTGACGGCTCTAATTTGACCGCTTTAACACGCTTGACGTTTTCGATTTCCAGTTTATTGATTGTTACCATTTTATGCTCCTTGTTTTTGTTTCTTCGATAAACCGACAGGCGGTTGGGTATCGTATGTGAATTGACGGTCACAGTTGCGAATGTTTGTGCGTGCGATATTATTGAATTGGTTTCTACCTTGCTGGTAGACTTCAATAATCATCTTGTCATGTTCTTCTTGTTGTTCTTTTTTTCTTCGCACTTTCTGTTCATTGTTTGTAATCAATAATAAAGTAACAAATAAGCAAGTCATGGTTGTTGCAAGTCCAAGGAATTGGCTTGCCAAAGTCGGTTCTGTCATGTTCTATACCTCCAAAAGTTTTTCTAGTTTTTCAATACGCAGATACAAGATTTCATTTTCGACACACTTGTCATGATGTTGTTGTTTGATTTCTTTTAACTGCTCTTTCAAGTCTAGGTTTTCCCTGTTCGTATCCAACGCAACCAATCGCCAGTCTTGATTGATTTCAATTTTTGTTGTGTTGAAAAACCATTTTGTGATTCTGTCTAATAGTTTCATCCAACTGACCTCATTTTCTTACTCGTTTCCATTTCTTTTTTCCATTCTCGACTACCTCTGTATTGTAGGTAGGCGTCAAACCCTTTAATTGTGACAAGTTGCCCATCGTTTCTGAGATATTTCTGTTGGCTAGGCAGTTTCTTCATCTCTCTCCTCATGTCTCCTGCTTGTCGCTTTGTGCATCCAAAGATGTGTTCTAATTCTTCATCGTTGGCCGAAACCTTCTCAATGATCACATCCCTAATTCTCACAACTTCAATTGCTTCCATATTCGCTCCTTTCGTGATATAATTAAATTGAAAATTTTAGTAAGTGCCCGACTTCTCGTCAGGTGCTTTTTTATTTAGAAATTTTACTTTCCATTGCCCTGAGCTCTATCTCATGACTAACTTGTTTTAATAGCTTCTCACACGCTATTTTAGCTTCTCTGTATGTTGTGTTCTCTCTGATAAAGTAATCAGCGAGTTCTATGATTTTATCTTCCATTCAACCTCCTATATCGGCCTTGAGACCGATGTGATTCCTTCTTGATTTGATATAATAACTTTTGACTAGGACCTCTCACTGTTTTAGTCAAAAAAACAACAGAAAGGAGCAATCTCATGTCAAAGACTCCAATAAAACCTGGAACAGACAATCAGAAACCCGGCCACTATGTAGAGGTGGGACCTCGTGGTGGAAAAGTCACTAATGGTCATACCGCAACTATTGGAAAAGGTGATCGGCTACCTCCGACATCAGCTAAAGGCAACGGCTGGAAGAAAGTCTAATCTTCGTTTGCGTACAATCGTTCAATGGTTGTACGCTTTTTCCATAAACAAAAGCACATTCCAAAAATATTTATTTGAATCCATGCTTCAGCGTAATCTTTCCCATCTCTGGCGTAATGAGTTATATAATGGTGAATCATATTTTTCCTTTCTAATTTTGGTATAATAAAGACAATAAAATGATTGGAGAAATCTTATGAAAAGCGCTAACATTTCATTCCATGGTGCATTCAGCCAGCCAGTAAAATTTGAATATCCTGAATATTGTCCACATTGCGGAAAAAGTATCTCGCCTGAAAAAATACATATTTCAGACAGCGAGGACAGTTACTCTAGTGGAGATGCTCGCTTTGTTGTTACTTTTCGTTGCTCACGCTCAGCTTGTAAAAAATACTTTGCTGTCGAGTATATTTTCACATCTACATCTGAACTTTGTTCAATTGCTAAATACAGCTACCGTCCACCTATCAAAGTAAAACTCCCTGAAAATATAGAAAAAGTTTCTCCTGTTTTTGTCGAAATCTATTCACAAGCAACAATTGCAGAAAGTGAGGCATTAGATCAAATAGCAGGCGTCGGCTATCGCAAAGCAGCTGAATTCCTCATAAAGGACTACGTAATTTCAAAAAATCCATCTGACGAAGAACACATCAAGTCAATCATGCTTGGGAAAGTAATTGCTGACTACTTAAATGATTTTCAAAAAATTCAAGTTTTAGCAAAATCCGTCGCTTGGATTGGGAATGATGAAACTCATTATGTTCGTAGACATGATGGCAAAGACATCCAAGATTTAAAGAAGTTTATTCTTTCAGCAGCTCAATTTATCGCAGCAGATTACGACGCTGATGAAGCATTGGCTTTCACTTCTTCTGATTGAGAAAACCTAGCATCTAACTCATCCAACTTCTCAGCTATATATGTCACAGTCCTCAATATTTCATTGAGGGCTGTTCTTTCTAATTCGTTCATACGCCCTCCTTTTTGTTGTTCTGTTCCACTTCGGGAACGTTATCTTCAAAAAAAATTGTGATTTTTTCCATTGGCAGACCAAAAATCAAGGTTAGTTTTGCTAACTCATCTGCACCAATAGAAACAATCCCGTTCTCACGTTTGGCATATGGGGTGCGTGTATTCCATCCCATTTTATCTGCTACTTCATCCTGAGTCATGCCACTGGCAATTCTCTCAGCTTTCAATCGTTTTAAATTGATCTCCATAGCGTACCTCCTTTCTATTTTCATCGTTCCCGTATTGGAACAAATTCATTTTACTACTTCCGTTCCAAAGTGTCCACCCTTTTTTTAAAAAAATATTGAAAAAATTTTTTATAGTGTTTCTGTTGTTTATTTTTGGGAACGATGATATAATATAACTATAGAAAAAGGGGGGCGAAAAAAATGAGGAGTAACAATGAAATAATTAATCTTATCCAGGACAGAATAGATGAAAAAGGAATGTCGATGAGCGAATTAGCTAGGCAGGTAGGAATTGCTAAATCTACAATGTCTAGATATTTCAATCGGACAAGGGAATTCCCTCTTAATAAGACAGACGACTTCGCTAAGGCTTTAGGAATGACACCTGAATATTTGCTAGGTATTCAAAAAGTAAATAACATTGAACCTGAAATTCTAACCATCTTCAACCAACTAGACGAAGATAGACAAGCAAATGTAGTCGACTATGCTACTGCTCTATTAAACGAGCAAGTCAGCATGAAAGCAATCACTGTCTTAGAAAAGTATAGAACCGATGACTACATTATAGACTATGTAGAGGGATTGGTTGCAGCAGGTCATGGAACGTTCCAGGAAGATAATCTTCACATGGAAGTTAGACTCAGAGCTGAAGATGTGCCAGAAAGCTATGACACAATCGCTAAAGTGGCAGGCGATAGCATGGAACCGCTCATCGAAGATAATGATCTATTGTTCATAAAAGTTACCAGTCAAGTGGATATCAACTCAATCGGTATCTTTCAAATAAATGGCAAGAATTTTGTCAAGAAACTTAAAAGAGATTATGATGGATCCTGGTACTTGCAAAGTTTAAATAGTGGATATGAGGAAATCCACTTGTCAGAGAATGATGATATCCGAACAATCGGAGAGGTCGTCGACATTTATAAGGTTTAGATAAAGAGTCCAAAACATCATTAAAAAAATATTTGGAGGTAAATATGAAATTCTGTCCTGAATGTGGCAACCCAGTAGAGGGTTATAAATTTTGTCCGAATTGCGGTTATTCCATCTCTAACCAAGGCCCGACTGAACAACCTCAGCCAGTCGATAAGCCAGCTTCTCCATCTCTTGCCCCACGAAGTAGAAAAACGGACAAAGTCGGGCCACTTGAGATTGATAGATATAATCGTACCTATCGTATTCATGGAGCTCGCAAAGCAAAAGGTTCGTCTGGAATGGTCGCAGGAGCCGTAAAAGTCGGCCTTGCAATGGGAACAGGCGGTTTGTCTTTGATACCATCTTTAATTAAAAAAGATAAAAATGACACTGATTGGTATTCATTCGAGGATTTAGTATCGTATGAATTGATTGTAAATAATCAGACTGTTGTTTCG